CCCAGCGTAGGTACTCATCCCTGTCCCCAACAAACATAGTCCCGTCATCTTGAATACGAGCGCCTTCCTCACTTCCTGTAGGAACAGTGGTTGCTGTAAGGTTGCCAACAGTGACGTTCTTACCAGTGATTGCGTCTGCAGCAATAGCGTCAGCAGTTACCGTACCAGTGACAAGAAGGTTACCATCGACAACTTCATCCTGTTCGATCCAAACAGGTGTACCTGCGTCATATAGCCAAACGCCCTGAGACGTAGGGTTTGCCGCAGTGCCAGTGTAGAACCATGCTTGGTCTTTATCCACTGGCTGTCCAATGGCAGCAACGAAGTCAGTGTTAGCTCCAGAACTAGTTGTAGGTAGTGAGCTTACACCAATGTTCCAACGACCAGCGCCTCTAGGACCATCAGCACCCGCTGGAGCCACATCTGTAGTGACAGATTGGTTTGTCGAGTAGGAGCTTAGGTTCCCCGTAAAGTCTTGAGCCTTTACACGGTAGTAGTATGTCGTGTCATCGTCCAAGCCACCGTCTGTAAAGGATTCTCCCGACACACGACCAACAAAAGTTGTAGGGTTGGTAGATGTACCACGAAAGATTTGATACTGAAACAAGTCTCTAATTGTAGACGCATCAGTGTTTGTCGTGGGTGCAGTCCAAGTCAGTTTTGCGGTAGAATAACCACCCTCAGCAACTAGAGACGTGGGTGGATTTGGTATAGTTAAGTCGTTGCCCGTGCTTGCAGGAGAGACACTTGATGCGTAGTTTGATTTAATACCCAGAGTGTTGACAGCCCTGACACGATAGTCATACGCCACGTTACTCAAAGCGGGTGCAATCCTAAACCTTGGCTCTTCTACAATAGTGGAACTATAGTTTGTGTCTGTGGATAACTTCCACTGAAAATCGTAATAGTCCACAACTTCACTGTTAGATACCCCCCAAGAGAAATCAATGGCTGGAACGGCTGTCCCATCCTCGTTAATAGTGGTTGTAACTACAGCAGCATCAAGGCTTGGTACAGGGACAAAGAAAGGTGACGGTAGGTTCGTGTTGTCAGCCTCATAGATTGCAGAATCATCAAACTCATCAAAGACTTCTTCAGCAGTCTCCCGCAGGGTCATCTGGGTCTGTAGGTCAAGCCCATCAGTAAGGCCAAAGCCCCACGACAAGATTTCAAAGGCTTTGTTAGTCCAACCAAAACGAGTGTTAGTGATATAGACGTTATCTCCAACCTGCAAACCAAGTGTCTTGAGGCCAAAGCTGGCGCTGACAGTAAGCTGTTGGCGGTTACGCTCTAGAGTAATGCGACCTAAACGACGAGCTTCCTTCATAGTGTCCGTGAAGGTTAAGTCTACATCAGCAACAGAAGTCAAACCATTGTCTACACCAAGGTTAAGGTCAGCAACGCCACTACCAGTACCTGCACCAGTGGCGATAAACACTTCACCAACAGTGTTAGAGGATGCACCAATAGCCGTAAAGTCTGTTGTACCAATTTCTGATATTGAGTACGGAAGTCCAGTTACAAAAGAACCTGCACTTGTCTCATTCTTAACTTCTTTGTAGTCAACTGACTGCCAGTTAGTATCTGGCCCAGCAAACTTACCCTTGATTACGTTGAAGTTATCACGACGAGAGTGTCGTGTACTGACGCTAATACTGGAACGAAGGTCATCCTCATCTAAGAACATAACTGGTGTGGTCCAGTAAGCGGGTTTCATACGCCACTTACCTTGTGCGTACCACAAAGAACCCCCCATAGAGGGTAGGATAGACGAGACTAAGTCGTATGGTGTCGCACCTGTAGTGAACGACCCATTTGTTGTATAACGTGTAGTAGAAAAAACTGTTTGGTCACAAATATCCGCCGCAGCTTCGACCAACTCGTCATCAATGTTGCTTGAGGCTTCACCAAGGCCATAGCCTGTGCTTGTCAAGTAATCCCGTACACACAAGGCAGGGTTATCAGACCAAGCTGTAGTGTCTGTACGTGGGTCAAATACCTTCTTACCTTTTACCACTGCGGTAAAGGTGGGGATACCGTTAGGGTATACATCAGAGTTAAAAGCAAGACGTACATAGATATAAGCAATGCCACTTAGTTTGTGACTAGCTGTCCATTTACTGTCAGATTCACTCACAAGGTCAGCATTAGCTGCTTGAGTGGGGGTTCCGTAAGCGACTTGGATACGCAGTTTGTTGTTGTAACGATTAGAGGTAGTACCGTCTGGGTCAACTACACTTGGTACGTTTCCTGAGGCATCAAGGTCACTGAAGTCAATGTAAGCGTCATCAATATAGATACGCTCAAAAGATTCAACCTCGTGACCAGCGACAGCAATGATGCGGTGAAGGAACTTATTGTTTGTGCCTGTAGATTCGTTATAGACAACAACACCACCAACTTTAGTTTTACCATAGATAATTGTGTGATCTAAGGCTGGTCCTAATACGTTAGTGTCGTAACCCCGTCGAGCCGCCGATGGTTTTGGCGTTAAAGCATTTAGTGCAGCTCCAAGGGCTGTGGTAACAAGGAAGTGTGCAAGCAGGGGATTAAAACCAACTAGAAAACCTCCTAAGAGGGGGCCACTGGTGGCGTATGCACTAACAGTAGACAGAAGGCCCATAACAGCAGAAGCAGCCATATTTTATTCTCCCTTTAGGTATTTAGAATACACACGCTCAATAAGGCCAAAACCTAGTCTCTCAAGAACCTTATCAAAAGGTTGATGAACTTTAGTGTTGATGGTCAGAACAGAAACACCATCGTCTTTGAGACACTTCTCTGCAAACTTAATTAACTTAATCCCAGCAAAACCCTTGCGGTAATCTTTGTGGATATAGACAATATCGTTGTTAGCAAACAGATGGTCTTTGTAGTGGATGTTGTAACCTACGACTACGACAAAATATCCAATAAGGTCTTCTTCGCACCTAGCTGTAAATATCTTTAGTTTACCTTGTCCCTCAAGATTGCGGTAAGCCTCCCAATCAGGGTTTAACTTTATGTTGTCTTGATTAAGAGCAATCTCATTCCAATGTGCATCAAGTAAAGGTTTTATTTCATGCTCTACTTGACTTAAAAACTCTTGCTGATACTTAATCATCTTCACTACGCCCCCAAGGGACTTTCCTAGTTTGCAAGTCTTCTACAAAATTAAGCCCGTCATCACTAGGGTAAACAGATTGCTGGTAAAACTTTGTGTAACGAGAGACCCTAGCCCGTTCAAGGTCAACCAATCGGTTCTCAACCTTAAGTTCAATAGTGGAAGTCTCCCCACCATCGTCAATGTTCATCTGGTCCATGTAACCAGAGAATAGCTGGTTGAAGCCCTTTCCACCAGTCTCTAGGTTAATACGGCTACCATCCTGCAAGAGAATATAGTTACCAGTTTCCTTAAGCAACGACCCAGAAGAGAATGTACCAAAGTAGATGTTGCACACACGGCCCTGATAAGGCTCACTGAGGGCCAAGGAGAGGACTTCCGATGGGACACCACTCAACGTGAGAGTAGCCCCCTTAACGGCCATCTCTGCGGTCTCTTCAATAGAAGAAACATTCAGTAGGTTTCCAGTACCAACCCACTGAGTTCCATTATCAAGAACAAGGGTTCCGTAACCTGTCCACATACGTAGAATTTCGTTGCCATCAAACTTTAGTTCTACAGCAAAGAATGGGTGTACAACATCTTGGGAGATTGCTTTTATTGTAGACGGATCAAGATCACGGGACATTAAATTATCCTTCTAGGGATGTAATTCGGGTTTCTAGTGCATCAATCTTTGTCAGTGCTTCCTGCAAGGCAGCAGTCAGAATAGGTGTGAGCTTAGAGTAGTCCACCGACTGCATGTCAGGAACGCTACGAGTACCCATGACTGCTTCAGTGACCAAAACACTCTTTGTTATCTCAGGTGTAGCTTCTACGGCTGGTGTTAGCTCAATGCCTTCATCGTCGTAGGTGGCCGCAACTGCTTCAACAGCAGGTGTTATAACGTCCTCATAGACTGCTGGAGTGATCTCGTACTCCTCATCCATCATGGCATCTTTAGT